GCTGAGTGTTGACGACCCCCCCCTCACTTTTTTAGAAAACGAACGCCTGTTTGCTCTGCCCTTAATCAGAAAATTAGCGAGTAGTTTTTGGCAGACATAGTTTCGGAGTGGATTGCATTGTTCGCATTGAATAATCTATGCTTTGGCTCTTATGGGCAGAAGAATGACTTGGATGTATGAATACGCCGTTTCGGAATTGAACGACAAAGGCAAACCCACTCAGAAAATGGTTCTCTCGGAAAAAGTGCCTGAAGGCATTGAAAAGGAAAGACTCAGAAAAGTGCGTGTAGCCGTTTATCATTTCGGCTAGATTCTGTATATGTCTCGGATTTGCCCTTGTCGCTTTGCACTCTGTAAAAGGCATAAGCCTTATTGTGGCGATAAGCCCGATGACTCGGAAGAAGACTGATGCCTTCCATCTGGCCTAATCCTTCTAGAAGGCTCGGATTGCCACCTAGGAAGCGTTTTAAGCGCCGTAAAGACCGAAAACGCAGTTGGATACCCAAACGGATTCCTCGCTGGAAAATTTTTTGGTAAAAATGGGCAAACTGGAACAGTATCTCACATATTTGATACGCCTTGAATTAGACGACCACAAAACTCAGGTAACGGTCATGTCGGTCATTGACGCTCTGCTAGATATCCGTAGCGAAATAGAAGCAACGGACAAAGGCGTACCATTTGACGGTGATGCGCTCGCTAAGGCTAAGGCGAACAACAAGATTTGCTGAGGCTGTCGGGTTCTTGCCCCGACCCCACGCCCGACCCCGACCCCTGCCCCTTTTCTGCTATCGTGAGCATATGACGCTTTTACTAGGCAGACTTCCACAAGACGATGAAGAATTGTGGCAGTACATCCGTGTTGTTTGGGGTATCACAGTGCCACGCCACGGCGTATGCAAGCACCACACATCTCCTTTCAAGGCTTTGGCTGACGCATACTTTGGTCGCTCGCCAGTATCGGTTTGGAAAGCCAGTCGTGGATTCGGTGGCAAATCAACTTTGATGGGAGTTCTTGCGCTTATTGAAGCGGCAACGCTTGGCGCTCAAATAACTATTCTTGGTGGTTCTGCCGCACAGTCGCAACGAGTTCACGAAGTAACAAAAGAACTATGGCATCACGAATATGCACCACGAGGTTTGTTGAAGGATGAACCGACAACATTCACGACAAGATTAAATAACGGTGCATGGATTGTTGCTCTTATGGCATCGCAGAAATCAGTTCGTGGCCCTCACCCACAACGATTACGACTAGATGAAGTTGACGAAATGGACTTGGCGCTCTTTGAAGCCGCACAAGGTCAGCCGATGGATGCTCGTGGATTGCAGTCACAAACAGTTATTTCAAGTACACACCAGTATCCCGATGGCACGATGACTGAACTATTGAAGCGAGCAAACGAAAAGAATTGGCCCGTTTACGAATGGTGCTGGCGTGAATCCGTAGGAACTCCCGAAGAGCGTGGTTGGCTTACGCAAGAAATGGTTGAAAGAAAGAAAACAGAAGTCTCTTCACGAATGTGGGAAGTTGAATACGATTTGCAAGAACCATCATTTGACGGTAGAGCAATTGAAACGAAGTTTGTGGATGCCGCATACGACCCAAATATCGGCGTTTATGTTGGCGATGTTAACGAATACATTGTCGTTGAGCCTTACGACCCACAAGGTTCTTATATCACAGGCGTTGACTGGGCTAAAGAACAAGACTGGACAATCATGCGAACATTTAGGGTTGACCAACATCCGTGGCGTGAAGTTGCTTTCCTCAGAACTGGTCGCAAGCCTTGGCCCGAAATGGTGCGAGATTTAGATATCAGGCTGGAAACTTATGGTGGTATTTGCGTTCACGATGCCACTGGAATTGGCAATGTTGTAAGCGACATGATTCAGTACGACAAGAGAAAGATTCGTGATGTTGTTCTGCGTGGTCGTGAAAGAGAGAGTGTTTTCATGGAATATATCGCTGGAATTGAACAATATGGAATCGTAAGCCCTCGTATTCAATTCCCATATTCAGAACACAAATATGTAACCCAAAAAGATTTGTTCGGTGCAGGACACCCACCCGATACTTTTATCGCTGGTGCGCTGGCTTGGTCGTTGAGGCGCAAATCATACACATTGAACATTCATCCTGCTAACATTACGAGAGAAGAAAGCCCTTGGAAAACAGCCTAGGAGAAAATACCAATGACAAGTGAATTTTTAAGCAAGTTAGACAAACATCACAAAAGAGATTTTCTTGATGAAGTTGAAACTATTTTGGATGAAGAATCAAGAAAAGATTTTTATTTGGCGCTAGATAACCCCAAAATATCTGCCGCCACAATAGTTAAAGTATTAAGTGAGTTTGGCATAAAAGGGAATATCACAAGCATCAACAGATTGAGAAGAAAACGATGAGCAAATTTTCTAATGGGCTAGAGAACAATGACCCAATGAAACTTGAATTAGATGCGTTAAAAAAACGAAACAATATATCTGCTCGTGAGATTCAAAAACTTAACGAACAAGTAGATAGATTAACGAAAACAATAGAGTCTTCAGAACAGATTCTTAGTCAAAACTTACAACCCCCAACTTGGCTTGCACCTGCAAAACCGAAGAAAAGTTCGGCAACGCTTGTAGTCATGTTGAGCGATACACACTTTGACGAAGTAGTTGTTCCTGAAGAGGTTGATTTTCTAAACGCTTACAATCGGACAATCGCAACAATGCGCTTGCAAAAGTGGACAGAGAATGTAATTAAAGTTTCTAGGCACTACTTGTCAGGCGTTACTTATGACGGTGTGTTTCTGATTCTTGGTGGTGACATTTTTAGTGGAGATATCCACGAAGAATTGCACGACACAAACGCTTCAACCATGCTTGATTCTTTGCTCTATTGGTCTGAACAATTAACTGCATCAATTAGTTTGCTGGCAGAAGAGTTTGGAAAAGTTCACATAACTAGCGTTGTCGGCAACCATGGCAGAACAACTAGGAAGCCTCGCATGAAGTTGCGTGTCAAAACAAACTACGACTGGCTCGTAACAAAAATGATTGAAAGATACTTTGAAAAAGATAATCGTGTTACTTTTCAAATACCTGAAGGCGCTGACTCTCTTGTAAGTATTTACGGCTATGGTCAATTGATTACCCATGGCGACCAAGCATCGGGTGGTGGTGGAATTGGTGGAATATGGCCTCCTATCATGCGATTGCGAGCAAGAAAAGCGCAGAGATATTTGGCAACCGAATCCAATTTTCAAACCATGTGGTGTGGTCACTGGCATCAATTAGTTCAAACGCCATCGCTGATAATTAATGGTTCGCTAAAAGGAGTTGATGAATACGCCTTTATTAACAATTTCTCCTTTGAACAACCACAGCAAGCACTGGCAGTTATTACGCCTGAACGGGGCATAACAATTCAAGCGCCAATCTTTTGTGCAGACCGTAAAGCAGAGGGTTGGTAAATAGTTGACAAAACAACTTTTAACCTGTTGAATGGAGTTACTGGATTAGGTTTTGGTGTTTCCTATCCAGCAACCTCCTTAGGTCGCAAGTAGTGGGTTCAGATTTATTCTGACCCACTATTTGTGTTTTACAGCCTCTTTCGGATATGGCAAAACTTTATACCGTAAAGCCTTACGCAATTCTTTCTTTTGAGTTTTATTTCCGACAAGAAAAACATAACGGTGCTTCTTGCTTCTCTGCTTTATATAAAGGTCGTCACCATGAAGTTCTTTTAATCTCTGTATTTTGTTTTTTCCATTTGGCACAGTATTGCTTATCGCTTTGTTGTGAGCCTTTGGGTTGCTATGTAATCCATAATCTAAATGGTTTCCAGTTTCTCCAGTATATAAAAAGTTTGTTGCTTGATAAATAAAGCCAGTGTGTTGTTGTGCGCTATCGGCATAAGAAACAACGATGGTTGGTTGGGGCAACATCTTTAACGATGCACCGACAAGTCTGCTCGCTTCGTTCTTTTCATTATCAACTAGGCAAAGCCGATTGAGTTCTAAAACTTTTGATTTCCATTCTTTACCACAAACGCCAGTGCATAGTGTTGGAGATGGTGGCATACCGTATGTGACAACGCCCTTTAATTTTTTGCCTGATTTAGTTACTGAATATAATCCAAACGCATAACTCATCGGTGGCAATCTTCTTGCATAGTGAACATTCAACAATAGCCAATGAGTTTTTTTCTTTTCTATCGGCAATACGACATAAACAGTCATTTTAACTCAACCAATTGCATCCTTGATTACTTCAACTCTCATTGTTGGCGATAATTCTGCAAGGTCTTTTCCATATTGAGAATCCCAACTAGCACAAACAATTTTTATGCCCATTCTCAATTTGTCCAATTCGTATTTCACTTGAACTTCGGCTTCACGACCAGCCCTGTCTCTATCGGTTGCAATAACAATCGTTGTTGGTGCGAGTTTTTGAACTTGTAATGCCTGTTCTTTTGAAATTCTTGCGCCCAA